TTTAAGGAAACTAGAAACAAACGTTGAGTATTTAAGAGAGAATCTATGGGAAGTGGATCAGGAATGTCAAAATATAACTCCATGGATTACTACTTTTGAACCTCGTAAGAGATCCCTGTACTATAAAGCTCTTTTGGATTTTAGACCTGGAAAACATCCTTACATCGATTTCAGTTTTTTTATTAAACGTGAAATTGGAACGCATGGTTGTGACTTCAAAGGAGCTAGGACAGCGGTGAATCCGAGGGTCATATGCAACCCAACGGCCATTTCCCAAGTGCTCATGGGCCCTATAATGAGACCAGCTACGAACCTTTTACACCAGGTTCTAAGCAAGGATGGGAATGGTACTTATTTCGGAGGTTTGAATCCAGGAGACGGTAACGATTGGATTCGTAAATGCGTGAACTCCGACTATAAATTCATCAACTATTGGACTGGAGAAATTCAAACTGATTACGTGGCAGTTGAGAACGACTTTAGTAAGTTCGACTCAACTTACTCTAGGGATGCTTTTGGATTTATAGAAAAGGTGTATAGTTACTGGGGAATGCCAACCAATGCCCCGTTATTTAGGCACGTTATGAAGAAATGGATGACGCCTTCAGGCAAATTTCGTTCGGGCTTAAAAGTTATTGGACCAGTGATGAATGCATCAGGCAGAGCTGACACTGCCCTGATGAATGCACTACTTAATTATTATGTCCAACTTTCTAGCTTTCTACGCGCCTATTACAAAAAGCCACTCCTCAGCCTAACTGATCAAGAGGTTGGGGATTATTTAGCTCATTTTAAGATCGGCGTCTTAGGCGATGACTCTATCACTTTTACGAACCATTTTCCTGACATGGAGAATTTGGTTGCTAATGAGATAGCTCGCTATGGTTTTGAGGCTCGTGATATGAAAGTTCACTTCAGAGCCCAGCACTTGGTCTTTTTGGGAAATAGGATTTACCCAACCAAGACGGTAGTATCTAACAAAATAGCTGTGGTCATGCCCATGTATCATGGAAAGACAACCTATGCTAGGAAGTATGCTAGTGCTATTGACATAGACGATTTGATCCCAAACAACGCTTATATTGAAGCCTTACGGAAGAAGGCCATTAAAACTGGAAACTGGACTACTTTAAATAAGACGTTGTATAAAAATGTAGCTAGAAGATTATCAAGAATGGAGGGTTCGGCTTTATTGCTTCATTCTGATCCGCGAATTCTAGGAATAAACTATCCATTTGCCGGAG